CTGGCACTTGGGCTATCAGTATATCTGGTAATGCTGCAACGGCGACCAGTGCGACCACGGCAACCACAGCAACAAGTGCAACGACTGCCACCAGCGCAACAACTGCAACATCCGCTACAACGGCTGGTTCTGCGACAACTGCTGGCTCTGTCACCAATGCCGTGACGTTTTCTACCACTGGGGGCGCTTCTTCTGGCGCTACTTTTAATGGTTCGGCTGCACGGACTGTCGATTACAGCACTGTAGGCGCTCCTAAAGCGGATGGCACGGGTGCATCTGGCACTTGGGGTATTAACATCACTGGGAACGCTGCAACAGCAACCAGTGCAACCACTGCCACGACAGCCACAAGCGCAACCACGGCAACGACAGCCACCAATGCTACGAATGCCACCAATGCGACAAATGCCACGAACGCAACAAACGCAACAAACGCAACGAACGCAACAAAGCTGGTGGCTGCAAACTTCACTATTGAGCAAAGCGGCACTGACTTATTGTTCAAACACAACGGCACGACCATTGCTAAGTTAAGCAGCGCGGGTGCGTTTACTGCCGTCAATAACGTCACTGCATACGGGACTGCATAACCATGACATTGCCCACCGGAACTATATCCATGTCACAGGTCAACACGGAACTTGGCCGTTCAGCGACTGCGACTATTTCGCTGAATGAAAGTGCCGTGCGCTCTTTGGCTGGCGTTCCGTCTGGGACAATTTCAATGGATAACTTGCGCGGTAAATCTAATGTGGCTTTTACACCTGACGGCGGCACATCTGCTGGTAGCGCCGTTCTTTTGCAAGACCAAGGTGTTTTAACCGCAACTGTAACAATTGACTGCTCTCAACCTGCTGTTTGGACTTGGAGTGGTGGTGGAGATGATTATTATGTGTCAGTTGCCAGCGGTGGCACTGCTCTCAGCATTATATTTGAAGTTTCTTCATCAGTATTTGGCGGATGGGCCTTTGCCAATTTCACGGTGCAAGGCACTTCTGGCGGCACAAGTCGTTATTGGAATGTTGAACTTATAGCTGAAGACAATTCATGATGAACGCCACCACACTTTTCACCATCCTTGGTTTTGTTATGACCGCCCTGACTTTTGTTGGGGCGTTGATAACCGTCTGGGTCAATCTAACCAACAAACTGACGCTTCTTGAAGCGCGACTTGGCTTTGGTGATGAAAAATTCCAAGCCATCGACGAAAAGTTTAAAGAGGTAATGATGCACCTTCGCCGCATTGAAGACAAATTGGATAATAAGGCTGACAGACCATGAAGAAATTTGTGTTTGGTTTTATCGCGCTGGCTGCATCATCATCTGTGGTGCTGGCACAAACTGTATCCGTAGCGCCTACGGAATACATCTATAACACGACCACGACCAGCACATCTGACAACACCAACACGACCACCAGCACAAACACCAACAACAATAACAATACTTCGACCAGCACATCGACGAACACGAATAACAACAACAACGTATCTGCCAGCACTTCGGTAAATACCAACACCAATAACAATTTCAACACCAGCGCAAGCACCAGCACATCGGTCAACACGAACAACAACGTGAATGCCAGCACAAGCACTTCGCTGAACACGAACAACAACAACAATGTAAGTTCGTCAACGAACACCAACATCAACCAAAATTCTGGCACAATGACCAATATCAACCAGAACACCAACATCAATTCTGGCACGATGACGAACATCAACCAGAACACGAACGTCAACACATCTGACGCCACAAACCGCAATTTCAACACGGACGTTAGCAACAGCACGGTCAATCAGACCGTCAACAGCAACAACAACAGCACCGTGAACACCAACAACACAAACAACGACACCAGCACGATTAACCAAACGACGAACAGCAACAACAACAACGTCAACCAGAACAACAACGTCAACGTCAGCGACAGCAAAAGCTACAGCGAAAGCGTTAATCGTCAGGTTATCGACCAGAACATTAAGTCGCCACCACCCAGCGCCATCGCGCCGTCCATGATGTCCTACAGCCAAGACCTTTGCACCACGGGGCAATCTGGCGCTGTGCAGACGCAAATCATCGGCTTGTCGGCTGGCCGCACTGTGCGCGACCAAAACTGCGAACGCATGAAGCTATCCAAGACGCTTTACGATATGGGTATGCGCGTGGCTGCTGTGAGCCTTCTATGCCAAGACACCCGTGTTTTTAGGGCAATGGAAATGGCTGGCACACCTTGCCCGTTCATGGGCGCAATCGGTGAAGCTGCAACAGCGGCATGGGAAGAAAATGCTGACCGCCGCCCCGACGCAGACTAAGCGTCTAATCTCTTTATTGGCCGCATTGCTGGTCAGCACATCTGTTGCTGCCCAAACATACGACCCTACACTTTTGCCGCCACAGATAAACGGCGCTCCCACAACAATGACGCCCCTGAACCTTGGCGACGATAACACACGGCGCGTCAGCCTTGGCTTTGAATTTGAGTATTGGGGCCAGACCTTCACCGACGTTTGGGTTTCGAGCAACGGCTTTGTGTCGTTTGAAAGCGCGGCAAACCTGTGCTGCAATGGTCAGCCTATTGAACAGGCGCAGCGCAACACGATTTACGCATACTGGTCAGACCTTATCAGCTACACTGGAAACCCATATTATCGCTTGGACGAAGGGTCTGCCCTGTTCGGCTGGTATGGCACACAGGAATACGGCACAAACAATTTGAACACGTTTGAAATTGGTTTGTTCAGCAACGGCAATATCCAATTCAACTACGGGTCAATGTCTGCATCTGGAAACCGCGACTTTACGGCTGGTCTTACTGGCCCTGAAGCTGGCGACAACATCCCGCTTTTTTACGGGCGCAATCCACAATTCCTGCAAAACCAATCTGGCCTTTTGACCTATAGTTCGCCAATTCCTGAAGAAGTGGCGATAGATTGTAATGCAACGCCCATGCACCCATCTTGCCCACCAGTATCAATAGCCATTGATGTTGGCGCACCTGACCCGACGGAAAGCGCATTGGATGCTGCCGTGGCTTCTGTCGAGCAAGCCGCGATAGAAGAAGCGCAACAAGAAGTGCAGATGGAAGATGTGGCCGATATTGAACTGGTCATTGAGGAAGCGCAGGAGGCGTTGGAAACTGCCGAAGCATCGCTTGAAGCCGACGCAGCCGCCGAAGCTGAAGAAGCCGCTGCCGAAGAAGCTGTCGAAGATGGCGCTATTGAAGAACTGGTAGCGGAGCAGGATTTGGAAGACCTTGGCCCTGACGAAGAACGGCTATCGCCAGACGAACTGGCTGCATTGGCCGCACAAGGCCCAGAAGATGATAATGCGGACAAAGAAACCTTGGCGTCCGAAACCTTGGCGGCACTTGAATTGGAAGGCGCAGAAAACGCCATAGGGGGCCAAGACGTATCTGGCGGTGAATTAGAGCAGGAAGCATCAAATCAGCTTGCTACGGCGCTCGAAGAAAGCGGACAGGGTATGCAGTCGGCATTCTTTGAAGAAGCCGCACAGGTCAGCCAAGCATCGGCGTTTGAAAACAGCGCACAATCGTCACAAAGTTTTGGTAGCTTTCAAATGCGCGTTGATTTTGGGTCAAGCAATTCCGCTGTCGGTAGTAGCGGCGGTGGTTTTGGCGCGGGTTCATCGCCGCTTGATACAGCTATTTCGGCGGGTAGCCCTATGTCGATGACAAACACATTTGAAATTTTGAACAATGTAGGCGGTCAAACCGCTGCTGCGCCAGTTGTAGCAAGCACAACATCTGAAAAGTCAGAAAGCGAAATGGCAGAAGGCCAATCGGAAACTATCGAAGAAATGGGTTCGGTTCCTGCTTTTAACGCCTACCGACAAGCGACATTATCCGACAGGGCTGACTTTTATGCCGTGCGTGATATATACCGCAACAGAAGGCTGCGTGACGCTGACTTTGAAATGTATCGGATGAACCAAACTAATGACGCCAAGTGGCGGGAGATTGTTGATGCCCAATACAAATGATGAAAAAGAAGAACCCAAGGTATCCTTTGACGAAAGCGGCTTTAGCTTCAACATCGGTGGCCTAAGCAGCGGCAAGATTGCCATCATTTTTGCTGCATTCTCAACAATTCTTGGCGGTCTGTGGGCTGGTTTCCAAGTGTATCAGCAATTCTTGACCATGAAAGAAGTGACCGCTGCTTATGTGCCGCCTGACCTTTCTGGTATTGAAGGGCGCATTTCGGTGCTTGACGAACGTGTAACAAGCGTTGAACGTCTGACCAAGGGCAACAGTGAGGCGCTGAACTATTTGACGGGCAGCATATCAAGCAGTGTCGGTGCAACACGCCAGACGGTTGACGCTGTAAGCAGCAGCGTTCGTAGTAGCGATGCACAGAACATGGCGATGCAACGTGCGGTCATCGACCAGTTGCGCCAGCAAGACCAAGAGCAACAGCGCCGCATCAAAGAACTGGAAGCTGAAACGAAAGAACGTATCCAAAAGACGCTGGCAAACCCGCTGGCAGGAAAGGAATAAGGATGGATGATAAATTATTAGAGGCACGGATTAAAGCGTTGCTGCTGGCTGCAAAAACGATGGCGTTTGTCATTGTTGCCATCACTTGCGCGATGATTGTTGGCCTATTCATATCGAACGAAATTATCGACAATAAAGACGTATTTGGTCTGCTGTCATACGTCATGACTTCGGTTGTTGGCGCTGTGGCTGGCTCATACGCCACCCTGATGGGCATGAAGGGCGAACTGGCCCCACCACCCCCAGAAGACCGCAACGACCCAGAACCAGAGCCTCTGGCCCCTGTATCGCCTGAACCAGAGCCGTTACCGCTCACACCTGATATGGTTGCACCAGCGCCACGTTATGATGACCCTGCGGCAACTGTGTTTATTGATGAACCAGATGACGATGACGATGACGAACTGGAGCCTTGGGAAAAGTATCGCAATGACTTGCGCTATGATGCCAATGGCGATGGCGTAGTTGACGAAAACGACTTTCCAGATTGGCGGAGTGCAGGGAAATGAGCCTTATAAACCTTCAAAGTAAATGCGGATGCCATCCAGACGGTGCATTCGGGCCATCAACACTGAAAAAAGCTTGCGACCACTTCAAGCTGAACAAGAACCGTGCCGCGCACTTCTTCGCCCAAACAGCGCATGAAAGCGGCAACTTTAAGGCGTTCAGTGAGAACCTGAACTACGGCGCAAAGGGTCTGCGCGGCATCTTTGGGAAGTATTTTCCCACGGATGCTATGGCCCGTGCTTATGAACGCCAGCCACAAAAGATTGCCAATCGCGTCTATGCAAACCGCATGGGCAACGGCGATGAAGCGTCTGGCGATGGTTGGAAATATCGGGGCAGGGGGCCTTTACAGCTTACTGGGAAGAACAACTATCGCGCATTCGGTAAGTATATCGGGCGCGAACAGGAAGTGTTGGACAATCCAGACATTGTTGCAAACGAACTTGGGTTTGAAAGCGCATTGTGGTTTTTTGACGCAAACAAGTTGTGGGGCATCTGCGACCAAGGCATCAATGATGCTGCAATCCTTGCCCTTACAAAGCGCATCAATGGCGGAACACATGGCCTTGATGACCGCAAACTGAAGACCAAGAAATACGCTTCTTGGTTATAGGAGACTGAACATGGATATTAAAAGCAAGCTGAAGAAAGAAGCTGGGAAGGCTTTGAAGAAGGAAGCCGAAAAAGCCATCATCAAGAAAGCCACTGGCAATCTTTTGCCTATGGTCGATGCTTCTGAAAAGAAGCTGGGCTGGAAGGCAACTGTTGCCGCTGCGCTGGCGTTTGTCGCTGCCGCTGCTGCTGGCCTGTCGCAAATCATTGGCGGATAAATAAGGTTGGGCCGCTCGTTGGGGAGTGGCCCAATTCTTTTACGACCACCATTCTTCTTCCATTTCCTTGCGCTCTTGCTCTGTAATGTCAGGCGCGGTTGCAATCAGATATGCGGTCAATATCCAGACTGATATGACCAACAGGAAAAGCCAGTTATCGGCGGTCATTGCCCCTTCTCCCGTATTTCAAATCCAGCGGCTTCCAGTGCGGCGCGGATTTTGGCCGCATAAACAAATGCAGAAGTAAGTGCGGATGTAGGTATCTGCTCTATCGCCTCCACCAGCGGGTCAGGCTTGGGCTTGGGGATGATGAAGGCTTGCATACGCTCTGGTGCGTATTCTGCGTAAAGGTATTCCGACACAATCGCATCGCTCACCTTTTGCTTATAGGCTTCGTGCTGTTCGATGGCGCGGCATAGTGCTTCGTGCGCGGGTAAGTCTTCACGGCGCACTTTGTCCTCCGGCGGGTAACCACGTTCTTTCCACACCTCATTCAACAGCGCCAAGGCTTTTGCTCTAATGTCGTTCACAGCGACCTCCCAATCTCGATACCCTTGCGGATGCCTTGCTCGACCAGACGCATCCAGATGGTGTGGTCGTAATTACCATTAAGGTAATTCTGTGACGCATCACTATCGTCTTTCCACGCTTGCAGGGCGCAGATTTCCCGTGCGGTCTGTCTGATTTCTTCGTCGGTCATTGTTCCATGCCTCTTATTTCCATGACAGAACTGTAATCAAAAAAATCGACACAATCTTGTATTGTCACCAATTCTTCGCTGAAACCTTCGACTTCAGCATTGTATGTGTAGACTTTTTTTGGGACTTGCAAACGGTTCTGTGCAAACAAAATGCCTTTTTCGGTTGCTCTCCAAAAGCCAGAATGCTTCTTTGTCTTGTCTTCCGTGTCAAGGCGTTCCACTAAGCCCCACCAGCGCAATGTCGGCAATTGATTAGACCTAACCAACCAACGTGGCCCCCGCTGTGGTATATCAACCCAATCCCCATTAGCACTTTGCTTCGCTAACCAAATCATTGACTGTGCCATTGTTTCATTAAGGCTGCGCGGGTAAACTTTGCCCCATCTATCGCAGCATGGGCAGCGACCACCTTCGCCATCAATAACCACCCGCCATGCGGAACGTAGTTTATCTAAAAATGTGATTTCTTCACTTATCATTTGCTTTGCTCCTGTTCACGACGGCGCTTGGCTTCTGCAAAGGTCAAACCCTCTGAATTTCGTAAAGGCCATGCTGATTGAGGGCTGACGCGATGCCGCAAGCCGATTGGGGCGGCGGTGCGTATGGTCAATTTAGAAGTCGTGCTTGGGTGCGTCATTTTGAAATTCCCCGTGTTGTGTAAAAATCAAAGCGTCCACCATCGTAATCGTCGGGATGTGGAACATCTACGTCAGCATCTAAGCCTTCTCTTTTTATGCGCTCCCACAGGGTTTCAGTAACATTCTTATAAAACTCACGGCGTTCTTCAACTGTAAGAGATTTTTTCATGGCAGCACCACCATCAATGCGACAAACAGGATGGGCAGGACGATTGCCAACGCAATGCCGCTGATGATTTCGCTTAATGGCTGCGATTGGATAATTTCACGAATGGTCATAATCAAAACTCCCTAAATGGCGGGGCATTGGCCCCTGTCCATTGCCTATAAAGATGCTTGATATATATGTAAACCACTTTTTTCATTTATTGCATTATAGCAAGCCAAGTTCAGGATTTAGCTTAGAAACGACATTAAAAAATCTTTCGTTTGTCAGCCAGTGATGCCCCGTTTCCAGTTGCTTGATAAGAAGGTTCTGCGTCGATATTTTTATGGCTTCGGTGTCGGTTCTGTAGCGGTGCGTTGCTTGGCAATGCTTTCCCGTTTCCTTGTCAACGCTCAAATCCATGCGCTGCTGCCCACGACTGTAAATCATGGGCCGACAGGCTTCGACCAAGCTGACAGGGCATTTCAGAATTTGCGCCACCTTTTTATCGCAAGCATAAATCCTGCACTGTTCCACCACATCCTTGATTGAAATTTGTGTCATTGCTTAATCCTCAAAATGGCGGCAAATCGTCATCAAGGTCATTATCCCAAGTGGTATGTGAGCCACCGTGCATATTGCTTGGGTCACTTAAACCGCCGTCTGGCTTTGCCTCACCCTTGCTGCCAAGCAAAATCAGCGCCGCCTTCGGGCCGTTCAACACAATTTCCGTGCTGTATTTATCATTGCCGCTGGCGTCCTGCCATTTGCGGGTCTTTAGCTGGCCTTCGATATAGACCTTGCTGCCCTTGGTCAGATAGCGTTCTGCCACGCCGACCAAGCCATCGCTAAAGATGGACACGCTGTGCCATTCGGTCGTTTCTTTCTGTTCGCCAGTGCTTTTGTCTTTCCAGCGTTCTGATGTTGCCAGCCGCAGATTGCAAACGCGCCCACCATTCTGAAACGATTTTATTTCTGGGTCAGCGCCAAGCGAACCCAGCAAACTTACTTTATTTAATGATGACATGATGCTTCCTTTCAAAGACCAAGGGCGGACATATATGTGTCGAGCAATGCTTGATATTCTTGGCGGTCATGGTCTGCCATTGCGCGAAGACGAATAACGGGCCGCATAATTTTGGTATCATATCCCTGTGATTTGGCTTCATTGTAAACATCGCGGATGTCATCGTTGATGCCCTTTTTTTCTTCGTTCAATCGTTCAATGCGTTCGATAAAAAGACGAAGCTGGTCATTGTTTGGTTCACTCATATTTTTCACTCCATTTTACGTTGTTCTTTGCGCCGTATGCGTAGATAAATTCTATCAGGTCGGACATCTGGGCCTTGGTTAGCTTTGATGTCTTAAACCCTATTGGAAAGGGTTGGTTATCCAAACCAGTCTCAAATTTCACTTCGTGGCCTAGTGCTGCCATAAAGATGCACTTCCACACTTCTGGTATATGCGCCCTGCCATCTGGCTTTGCGCGGCTTATATCCGATAGCATGGCCCACATCTTTGCGTTCTGGTCATCTGACCGCTTGGCTGCGCTGATTGCCACAACGCCATCGACGGGCGCTTTATCAATTAACTGCTTTGCCAATTCACGTTGCAACTGGCCCCGTAAAATAACTGTCTGCGTCATAAACCCAACTCCCGCTTCTTCGCAGCTATTTCAGCCGCTTTCGGGCTGGCCTTTGCAAACGCTTCAGCCAATGCAAACGGGTTGATGTTATACGTTGCCCAGAATGTGCGCTCACCAACGCTGTGCTGGTTCGTGTGGCATTGCTTGCACAGACTGACGGTAAACCAATCGTGCGGCTTTTGCCCCATGCCAGTGCCGCTGCCGTAGCGTATGTGGGCAACTTCGATTGCCGTCATGCTATCGCATATGGAACAGGCGTGTCCCCTGACAAAATTGCAATGCGCTGGCGACTTCCATCGGCTTTGGCGCTTTGCCTCTTTTGGTATCTTGCGCGGTAACATCATGACAGCAACGTCGATTGCCAAATGATGATGTGCCGCCCGTGCGTGGATAGGCTCTTGGAGCGCATAACTTCAAACTCAACCATAATGCCGTTCTTGCTGGCTGACTTTGCAATATAACCCCATGCGCTGTTGTTGGTGGCCGCAGGGACGTTTTTGGCAGCTTTACGCACATCTTCGGTGGTAAAGAACCTATGCCGTTTGGCGTGTTCTACATAGGCTTGGTAAGCCAGTGCATTCCATTCTGGGCCTTGCTTATTGGCTGACAATTTAGCCAACCGTAGACCTTCCTCTAATGCCGTTGATGGCTGCAAGGTCGGCTTCGACTTCTGCGAGAAATTCGCAAACAGATTTTTCCAATTCCATGATTTGTTCGTCATTGCGATGATGCCTTTTAATGAAAAGTTTGAGGTCTTCGGGAAAGTCTGGGTTGTAACAAACGTAATCGACCCACTTCCGCTCTGGCATACAAGCAAGCTGCCAGTTGATTTGCGTCACATACTGCGATGGTATTTCGCCAGTCGTTAGCGTTTCGAGATGTCCTGCTGGCTGACGGCACTTGATTTCGACAAGCCCTTCGTCGCCAACAAGACCATCGGGCGAACAGTGCGTCCACGGGATGCTTGAATGCCTGACCAAGCCCGTTTCCGTAACGGTTACGTTTTGGTCAAATGAATACGCTATTTTGGCTTCAGCTTCGGTGTCGATGCCATGCTGCATTGCCGCACTGACAAAACCAGCCGCTTGTTTGCCTGTCAGCCGCTCCAATGCCAGCTTGACGCGCAAATTAGTTCTGGTGGTGCTGTATCCGCTTTTGGTGCGGGATAGGGCGTCAGCAACCTGTGACGCCCCCAGCGAACCGCATCGTGCAGCATACCAATCTTCGCTGCGCTGTTCGACATCAACCCGCATTTTGCACCTTCCGTTCTAATGCTGTCTTTGCTGTTTCAAACAAATTCGATGGAAGCATTGCTATGGCTGGCACTTTGTAATGCGCTGCCATGACAGCTACGTCAGTGCCTGTGCGGTCAATTAAATCTTGTAGCACCGCAAATTGTTGCTGCGTGATGGGCTTTGCTGGCGCTGGCTGCTGGGCTTTAACCGCTGCGTTGCCGTCATCGTCTTCTGTTGGCAGACCAAAGCAAGTTTGCAGTGCATATCGCCGCGCATAAGTTAGGGCCGACCCGTAACCATGTGCGTCATGCTTATTGGCTGGCACAAACAATACGCCCATCGAAAGCTTGTCGCCGCTGCTGTGTATCAGGATAGTTTCGATTGATATGCCGCCTTCGCTTGGCTTGGGCATTTGCATGAATGCAAGGCCATGCTTCGCAAGGTGCGGCTTGATAGCGTCAATCACCGTCGGAAGGTCAGCGTATTTGGATTTGAAATGCGGGTTGCTGGCTGTCTTTGTTGCTGCCTCCAACTCCGCAAATGCTGCAACATATGCAGCGCAGATTTTGTCTTCACTCATTTTTTGCCCCTTATGCAAAACGTAAAACTTCAAGGCTGTCTGTGGTGTTATTTCTCTTTACCATTGCAGACCCAGCGCCCCATTTGTGAACGCAATATGCGCTTATGTTGGATGATAAAATTTTGCGGTCAAAATAGCTGAACGGAACCGAAGCACTGCCGCCAACTTCTAGGTTTTCGATGTATGGCAGATAATGTGAACGTGTTTCACCGTAAGCGTATTGAGAACTGCTTGCTTTTTTGCGCGGCGGCTTAACTTCCAAAGTTCCCAAAATTTCGTCGTTGAACTGGATGGCATAAACTGCGCCAGCCGCATCAAGTAATCTGATGGCCTTGCCGACAGCCTCTTGGTGGATACCTAATTTATCAGTCATTTTCATTTGCTCCTTAAAAAAACCGTGAATACATTTTGTGAAGGTCGATGGTTGTGTGCCAATCTTCAGCGTTAAGGAGATTGGCAATTTTTTCAGCCAACGCTTCTTTGAAATTTGGGTGACAACCGCCAGCCTCAACAATTGCGTCAGCCGCATCGCAAGCTGGGCAACAGAAGGTTGATGTCAATTCAAAGCTGCAAATTTTGCAGGTTTCAATGTCCATAATTGTTTGCTCCTTGTGTTTTTTCTAAAAGACCTATTTACATATGTAAAGCATTTTTTTATGGACGGCTTTGGACGCACATGAACATATCTGAACATAACAAGAGGTAACAACAAATGACATTAAGCCATCAAGCCGTTATGCGTATTTACGGACGCGCTGCTGAACACAATATCACTGCTGGAAAGCTTGCCAAAGCCGCTGGCCTAAGTCGGGTCACATTAAGCAACTGGAAGCGCAAACGCTCAACGCCAATGTTGGAAGCATATCTTGCTGTCGAACAGGCGCTGGATGGATTGATTGCAGCCAAGACCAAAGGCAATGTTTAATCGTCGGTCAAAATTCAACGCCAAGAAAGCGTATTGCGCCCAATGCCACAAGCATGACAGCAAGCGCGAAGCTGCGCGTTGTGATGAACTGCATACATTATGGGCTGCGGGTGAGATTGGCGATTTGGTTATTCAGCCGCAGTTTTGGTTTATCATTAACGGCAATCAGGTGAAGCACGATAACGGGCGTCGCGTCGGATATAAGCCTGACTTTGCCTACACGGAAAATGGTCGGGATTGCGTCGAAGATGTGAAGGGTATGGTCACGACTGACTTCACATTACGCAAGGCGATATTCAAAGCCCTATTTCCGACAATCGAATTTCGGCAAACAAAGTAGCTTTATGAATGGCTGATGTTGAGATAAGAGGGGGGCCAGCGAAATTAAGGAGCATCAAAATTTCGCTGGCCGCAATGCTAAATTTAAGGGGAAGTAGCACCGCAATGACAAATTATATACGCCACAAAACCATTTTGCAAGGCACATAGCCATGCACTATTTCCAATTCAACATTGGCGATTACGCCAGCCATACGCGCCACCTGTCCTTGTTAGAGGATTTGGCTTATCGTCGTTTGCTTGATGTCTATTACCTGAAAGATGGTGCGCTTGTTGGAACGGCAGCAGAAGTTGCCCGACAGATTGGTATGCGCGACCACATCGCAGAAGTCGAACAGGTGCTGCAAGACTTTTTCATTGCCGACAATCAGGGTGGATGGGGGCATACAAGGTGCGATGCAGAAATAGCGCATTTCCGCGATAAATCACTGAAAGCATCTAATGCTGGTAGGGCTTCCGCTCAACGTCGGAACAACGGACGTTCAACGGACGCTCAACCAACCAATAACCAACAACCAATAACCAACAACCAAGAAACAAATATACCCCTGAAGGGGAAAGTGTTGAAGCCTGACGGTGTATCGCAACAGGTGTGGGATGATTTTATGGCTGTTCGCAAAGCCAAGAAATCACCTATGACGGAAACCGCATTGCGGTCTTTAATGAAACAAGCCAGCATTGCTGGATGGAATTTGCAGGATGCTATCAGCGAGGCAACAAGTCGCGGCTGGCTTACCTTCAAGGCTGAATGGGTAAAGGAGCAAAGAAATGGACGGCAATTTGACAGCGCAGGAGCATCTGAACGAGCAGCCCGACAAGCACTGCACGAAATATCAGGCGGCACTGGAAGCTTTGAAAACTGCACAGGAGAAATATCGACAGGCCACGCCACAGGAAATCATCATACTATTGACGCCATGCCTGATGCTGTGCGCTCCATCGGGTATGCAGGAGAGCGAACGGACAGCTTGGTATAAAGCCGCCGTCATGACGGTGAACCACATCCCACTGTCGATACTGCGCCGCGCTTGTGAACAAGCCCGTCGAAGCTGCGACCACCCTGCCAAGATTGTGCCGTTCATCTGTAATTTTGAACAGGAAGCCGTGCGCTGGGCTGAAGATGAAATCCGCTATGCACAAGCGCGGGTCAATAATTTCCACGCGCCACGCATCGCCAAGCAGGAAAAAGAATATATCACGCCAGAAGAATTTGCGGCGCTGAAAGAGGAATTGATGCAATCACTGAACGCCAAAGAAGGAATGAACTAATGATTTATGCCAACCTAATCCGTGAATGGGCCAAAGACCGCAACCTGATTGAAGGCAGCACGGTTCAGGCTCAATTCGTGAAGCTGATTGAAGAAATCGGTGAACTTGCCGAAGCCATTGCGAAGGGCAAGGATGAGCAATTCATGGACAGCATCGGTGATGCCTTCGTCGTGCTTACCATCTTGGCAGCGCAAAAGGATTTGGAAATTGAGGAATGCGTCGTTCACGCATGGCATGAAATCAAAGACCGCAAGGGCCGCATGGTGGACGGCATTTTCGTCAAAGAGGATAACTGAAACAGGAATGGCCCCACCAGTTAAGGCGGGGCCATCTTTGCTAGAACGGCATCATTGCCTTGCATCTAACGCCACGTTCAAATTCAAGCTTGCGTAACGCTTGGCTCAATTCCTGATGGTCAGAACAATAATTTTCATCGTCCCAGACGCCATCGTTGGTCTTTTCATCAATGAGCCAATAGCCCCAGAAATTGCCCCCCACTGGAACGTCAAAGCGTTCAGCTTCAATACGGATGCCAATGGACGCAGCCCGTGCGCGTAGGTCTTTCAAAGTCATTTCAATCTCCAAATTGTCAAAGAGCGGGGCGAGGCCCCATCAACAGCTTTGTGCTGCTGACAAAGCCCTTATAGCAAGGTCGGGATACAATGTCAAGAGGCTTTTTCATATATAAAAAAAGTTTTATTTTATGAAAAAAGGTGTTGACAGGATAACCCAACCCTTGTATAAGGGGGCATCAACAAGGGGCGCTGCCCCGCCAAACAAGGAAACGACCATGACGAATTTTGCTGCTTTTGAAGTTTACTGCACCGAAGACAAGTTTTGGGCCATGCACGATTGCTTTGACGATGTTCGCAATCCTGACACGTTCAAGGATTTTCCAGAAGACAGCACACCCAACGCCGTCAAGGTTAAGGCCAACAATCGTTCAGTTACCTTTTTTGTCGATGCCGACGATGCCTTCACGATGGCTTGGGCCAACTTCATGGTTGATTGCTGGAACAAATAAAAATGCACTTTAATGAAAAAAGGTGTTGACGTAATATAATGCCCCTTTTATAAGGGGGCATCAACCACAGGGGTTCTGCCCCGCCATTAAGGAAAACGACCATGACTATCACAGCTACTTTTTCAAACGGCCATACCGACACTTACAAGGGTAAGCGCGAAGTTACTGCTGCTTGGGCCATCATTCGCAAAGCTGACGGCAAGGTTATGATGTCGGGACATTCGATGGACACTGCCAAGGCTCTTAAAACAGGAACTGGCAACATCCGCACATATTTTGCCCACGGTCAGCACGTTGACAAGCCAAACAATCATATGGCTGCTATCATCGTATTTAACAAAATTGCCCGTGAGCATGGATTTCGTAACTGGAAAGATTGGTATGCCGCTGACCAACTGGTTCGTGACGAACAAGCCAAGGCCTTCACAGTCGAAGTAGTAAGCATCTAACCCAACGGGGGCTTCGGCCCCCAACCACCAGAGGCCCAGCTTCGCCACAAAGGAAACACAATGACACCCCGCGAAAAAAACCTTACCATTATTGACCACATCGCATCCGAATATGGATATGATAGGCATGACGTTGTTGGCAAAAGGCGGTTCAAGGTGCTGGTCGAAATCCGTTACGAATGTATAAAGCTATTCCGTGAACGTGGTTATAGCACACCAGAAATCGGTCGCATCATGAAGCGCGACCACAGCACCATTGTTCACGCCTTGCAAAAGATAGCAAAAATGGAAGCAGCAGAATGAAACCATCGGACTTAAAGTTGGCAAGAAATTTCCTTGGCTACAGCCTGAACGACATGGCTGACGCATTGCGCCTGTCACCCACAACGGGGGCGACCACGCTTCGCAAGATGGAAGCTGGCAAGATAAACATCACAGGCCCAATATCTGTTGCTGTTGATGCCATGCTAAAAGGTTATGACCCGTTTGAGGATGAAAACGATGATGACTGCTACGGATTATATGACCGACCTGATACGCTATAAGCACAGCGCGGTTAAGGATAAGGCAGCACTGCTTGCCAAATGGCGCAAGCATGAATGGTCGAGCGATGCAATGCGGCAATGGGCGAACTGGCAATGGAAAGACATAGTTGGTTAATTGTGCGACAGTTGCCAAAATGATAAGGGTTGTATAACTAGGGGCAATGAGCAACCCACAAACCAAACTGACCGCAAAGCAGGAAGCATTCTGCCAAGCCATTGCTGATGGCAAAGACCAAGCCACAGCATACCGCACAGCATATGATGCCGAAAACATGAAGGATGAAAGCGTTTATCCACAGGCATCAAAGCTGATGAAAAACCCCAAGATTGCAACAAGGGTGTCAGAACTAAAGGCGCAGACGGCAGAACAGCAATTATGGACACGCGAAATGTCCGTGATAAGCCTTATCAGGGCTTATGAAATGGCAACCATAGAAAAGTCGGCATCGGGCATGACGGGGGCTGTGAAAGAACTAAACATCATGCACGGCTTTAACCAGCCGACCAAAGTTTCGGTCGATTTGCAGTTTAAGCCCATCACGGACGAAGATTGGCTTTGAACTTTACTGAAAGCCAGCGCGACTTTGTATATAGCCAAGAGCCGTTCCCTGCCTTCGTTGGTGGCTTTGGTTCTGGGAAAACTGCTGCGGGTATCGCACGGCTAATGCGCTTGAAGCGTTATTGCCCGTATCAGGATGTCGCATATTACCTTCCGACCTATCCGCTGATTGAAGACATTGCCTTTCAACGCTTCCCTGCCCTGTTTGAGCGCAACGGCATCCCGTTCAAGCTGAACCAGCAAAAGGCTGTGCTGGAAACGGAACTGGGCCGCATCATCTTTCGCAACATGGAACAGCCTGACCGCATCGTCGGTTACGAAGTTGCCCACAGCGTTGTCGATGAACTTGATACGCTGCCCATCGAAAAGGCACGGGCTGTCTGGAACAAGATTATCGCCCGTAACCGCCAAAAGGCATTTACTGTTGGTGGCAAACCCGTTCGCAATACTGTCGGCGTTGCGACCACGCCAGAAGGTTTCCGCTTTGTGTATGACCGCTGGGTCAAGAACAAGGCTGATGGCTATGCGCTGTATAAGGCCAAGACATCCGACAATGCCGCCAACCTTCCACCTGATTACATCCAGAACTTGCAAAACAGTTACAGCGCCAGCTTGCTTGCTGCATATCTTGATGGTGAATTTGTCAATCTGACCGCTGGCAGCATATATCCAGAATTTGACCGCAGGCTGAACATCACCTTTGCGACCATTGAACAGCGCGAACCACTGCACATCGGTGTTGACTTTAACGTCAACAATATGAGCGCCGTCGTGTGCGTGATACGCAATAATGACCCGCTGGCACTGGATGAATTATCGGGTGTGCGCGATACGCCGACGCTGATACGCATATTGCAGGAGCGATACGCTGGGCATCAAATCACGGTTTACCCAGACGCATCGGGCGGCGCGACCAAAAGCGTCAACGCCAGCCTGTCAGATTTGACGCTTTTGCGGTCTGCTGGCTTCACGGTGTTGGCAAATAGTAAAAACCCTGCCGTCAAGGATAGGCTGATGGCGGTGAACCAGATGATTTATAATCAGGGTAAGCGAAGGCTGTTGGTCAACCCTGACAAATGCCCCAATGTTATTGAAGGTTTGGAGCGCCAAGCATACGCGAAAAATGGGGAGCCAGATAAATCAAGCGGCTTTGACCATTTGAATGATGCTATCGGCTATTTTATTGCATATAAATATGCTATCGGTAGAGGAACGGTATCCTTTGCTCAAATTTCTGGGGTGTAAATGTCTGTCTCCAACACCAACACCGAATATGACGCTAACCGCTTTAAGTGGAAGCGTTGCCGTGATGTCATCGCTGGTCGGGATGCTTTAATCCAGAACTATGTCAGCAACACGCGCTACACTGGTAGCCTTTACAACCCGTCATTCGATACGAACAACTATCTGCCACGGCTGACAGGCCAAACGGATGTTGAATACATCACCTATCAGGAACGGGCTGGCTTCTTCAACGCAAGCGCACGGACGCTGGATGCCTTTACGGGCATGATATTTGCCAAAGACCCAATCTATAAGCTGCCCACCGCTATTGAACCATACGCTGAAGACATCACGCTTTCTGGCGACAATCTGCGCGAATTTAGCGAACAGGTTGTTGAGCAACAGATTGCCGTGGGTCGCGTCGGCATCATGGTCGATTACCCCGCCAATGCGCCGACCAATATCACGATTGCCGCTGCCGAAGCGTTAAACATCCGCCCATTCTTGCGCTATTACACAGCCGAAAGCATCATCAACTGGCGCGTCAGCTACATCAATGGCGCACAGGTGCTGACGCTTGTGGTGTTGAAAGAAACTGTCGATGTGCAGGAAAACGAATTTACCACCAATCAGGTTACGCAATATCGCGTCCTTGACCTGACGGAAAAAGGTTATCGCGTTCGCGTAATGACCGAAGACAACGAACTGATTAGCGAAATATTGCCAACACGAAACGGCGGCACTTTGCGTTACATCCCGTTTGTTATTCTTGGCGCTAACAGCGCGACTGCCACAGTGCAGAAACCGCCATTGCTTGACTTGGTAGACACGAACCTTGGTCACTATCGCAACAGCGCCGATTATGAGCATGGCTTGCACTTCACTGGCTTGCCCACCCCATA